AAAAAAGGGAGTCCGAAGACTCCCAATTTTATTTTTGCATCTCTCTTAATGGAGATTTATTACATAATGTTATTTACTAACACTCTTCTGTAGTATAAGTTAGAGTCTTTAGTAAGACCACCCATACCATAAGCAGTACCTTCAGCGAATGGATTAGCTACGATACCGTAACGTGTCTTAAATCCAATCTTAGGCTGGAAGGAATCAGCTTGTACCGCTCTGACCATTTGTAATGGAACATATGGGCAGTAGAAAAGACCAGCATCAAAAGCTGATGAGCCTTTATAACCTACAGTCATATAGTTACCAGTAGCATATGGATCAATGTAGACTTTCATTCTACCGTTAAGTACACCAGCAAATGTATTACCAGTATCATCAACGTTTAGAGCGTTTGAGTTAAGAGCAGGAGCGTAATCTAATACACCTGCCATTTGAAGAGCAGAAGCTACGTCAGATGAGCAGATAATTAAATTACCTTTTCCTCTACGTGTGTCTTTTGCAATCTTGTTTGCTTCTCTTTCAACTTGGAACATTAAACCTTTGAACTTCTCAACAGACCATCTACCGTTAGAATCTGTATCTAAGTCAAAAGTACCAGCAGTAGTTGTTCCAGCAGCAGCACCTTGAGCAGCAGTAACATTAATTGTTCTAACAACTTCTCTGTTGATCTCACCTAAGATCTCAGCAGATAGAATGTTAGACAACTCGGTTTCAGCATCAAGACCATGAATTGCTTTTAAGTCTTGAGCTAATTCCATTGTGTACTCAGCTTTTAGCGCTCTTGATCTTGCAGTAACAGTTACTTTTTCAATCGAGAATGCCATTTGAGGAATAGCATTTGATGAACCATTACCACCAGCTTCAGCAGCAGCTGTAGTCATACCAGCTTGGAAGTTGTATGTGTTTGTTTCAGCATTGTTTGCAGAACCAGGAGTTGTACCGACGTGCTCACCACCTAAAGTGTCATCGCCAGTTGGAGAACCTATTACAGATTTTCCAGTATTTGGTTCGTTGTAGAATGCTTCGTCGTTAGAGTTTGCTGAGCCATCAAACTTAGCTCTCATTGCAAAGATAAGACCTGTAGGTCCAGTCATTGGTTGTACACCGCAGATATCATATGCAATAAGGTTTGGCATAGCTCTTCTAACTAAGCTAATTAATACTGGGTCGAAGTTTGCAACTCCGTCACCGTCACCAGCAGTACCTGTTGCATTTGCAGGAATTGCAGCAACATCAGCTTCGCCAAGTAGTGACTGAGAAGAAAGTACTCGACCTTCTCTTAGAGCCTTTTCTGTATTTTCCAAAACCATGGCAGTAACTGATCTCTTATGAGTATCAGTAATTTTGCCTAAGTCTTCATGATCCAATACAGGGGCCCATTTCTTTTGAATTTCTTCAGCTAGATACATTTTAATTTTCCCCCTTGGAAATGTTATTGTTAATAGACATATTTATTTTTATTTACTTTTTAAGTGTGCGTGATATAGCATTTACATAATTAGACATTGGTCCAACAGCCTTTTTAGACTCTTCTGCAATTGCTTCTACCTTTTCAGCATCATCGACACCATCAACTTCTTCAGTCTTTGGAGCTACTTTCTTTTCAGAAAAATAGTTTTCTTTGATTACCTTAAGTTTAGATTTGTATTGCTCAAGATTCTCTGATTCAATACCTTCGGCCATTGTCTTAAACTTTTCAATTTGAGTTTCTGCTAATCCCTCAGATACTTCATCGAAAATTGCTAACTTTTCAGCATCTTCAACAACTTTTTCTAATTGAAGATTCTTATCGATAGCTTCATTGAGTTTAGACTCAAGTTCTTCGACTTTAGTTCCAAGTTCATTAACAACATCAACTTTATCTTCTGGAATTTCAATATAATTTTCCTTGAATAAAGTCTTAAGACCAGAAACAAATCCTTCCATCACTTCAGCTTGAAGTGTAGAATTAATAGCAACCTCATTCTTCTTCATCCACTCATTTACAGCGTAGGTCAAGTAATTATCAACTTGTTCTACTAAAGCAGATTGTTGCTCTTCGGTCTTTTCTTTAATTGCTTCTTCTACTTTGCTGTCAAATTCTTCTTGAATTTGTGCTTTTTCGATAGCAACTCTGTTGTTAACAGCAGCTTCAAATAATGTTGAAGCTTTTTCTTTAAGCTCTTCAGATAACTCTTCTGAACCTAACATTTCTTCAACATCTTCTTTAACTGATTTATTTGCAGCAACAGATGCTTTATTCTTTTCTGCAGTACCTGCAGGAATAACATCTGCTTCTTTACCAACACTAGCCAATACTTTATCAATCATATTTGATAAATCTGATTTTGACATGCCAGCCATTTTACTAACGACTTTGCTCATCATCTCAGCTTTAGTTGAATTTGGTTTGAGAGTAGCAGCAGCGGCAGACTGCTCTTCAATTTGCTCGCTAGCTTCTTTTTTAACCTCTTCAACTTCAACTGGCTTTTGTTCTTCGATTTTTGTTTCTTTATCTTTTGCCATTTGTAAGCTCCCTCTAAATTAATTTAGGCTTTAATATTCATATTATTTATAAATCTTACTTATTTGATAACTTCTCTAAAAAGTTCTCAAAAACCTTTAACTTAACAGCATCTGACTTCTTCTTTCTTGCTGCCTCGTTAATTTCTTCTTTAGCATCTTCTAAATGTTTCTGTATCAAGACACCATTATCCCAAACCCATTCAACACCTTCCATAACTCCTTGTACAAAAGCATCTGGTGCAGAAGGATCTGCAACTATATCTGCTGCAGTTGCAAGATAGAAATCTTTCTGAACCTCGTGTATACCACCTCTTCCTGATTTTAAGGAACCCATACCTCTAGAACTTACACCGAGCTTTGCACCTTCAGAAATTAAATTTTTTACTATTTTGCCATATGGAGTATCCATGACCTTTGCTTTACCAATAAAGTTATCACCATCTTGGCGAAGCTCTTTAATCATATGTGATACTCTTTCAAGGTTTATAGTAGGACCTTGAGGATGACCTAGTTCTCCGTATGCGCGATTTTGTTTAACGTATTGTTCGTTGTATCTATTTACTTCTTTTTGTAGTGTTTCTGTTGGATAAAATCTGTTATTTCTATTTGGTTTATTGGCTTGCATGAAGATACCTTCAATAAAGTATTCTTTATTGCCTTTATCATCTGCTTCCTCGAGATACTTGACCTCTTCGTTTATTTCACACATGAGTTTCATAGTTATCTCCTATACGTAAGTATTAGCCCAATCACCAGTTAGTTGAACTTCTAACTGTAAAAATCCGACTGTAGAACCTGTTAAGTTTGCTGATATATCAGCAGTAGAATCAATCTTAATTGCTCCTCCACCACCAGCATAATCGTGGTAACCAGTTGAGTCAAGAACTAAAACAGTATTACCTCCTGCATAAGTTCCTCTCTTAACTGTCCAATATGCATTAGCTCCGCTGGGTGCTCCCCACCAAGCTTGTTTAATGTAAGCACTTGTTACATCTGCCTCATCACCATTTGCATAAGCTTCTCCAGAATGAAGATTACTTACACTATTATTACCAACAACTTTAACAGTACCATTTGCACTGAAATGAATAATTACTGATTCTTCACTTCTCTTTGTATATGTTGTTGCCATTTATAATCTCCTTATTTAGATAAAGCTAAAGCTCTTCCAATTTTTAGAGCTTCTTTAATTTTATTATTTTCTGTCTTAACTTCAGGTCTTTGCTTTCTCATAACAACTCTACCATCTGGTAATTTTACTTTAACCTGTTTAAAATCAGCATGTCTTTGAATCTCTTCGTAATGCTCTTTGTCCTCTTCAGGATTGTAGCCTTTACGATGTTTTTTTCTATCGGCCATCTTCACATTTTTTCCATTAAAGACATCATCACCATTACCGTTTGCATCAGCATGTTTAGCGATAACATGTTTATCTTTAAATCTTTTTTCATCTCCAGCTTTTGGCTCATTTACTTCATCAAGTATTTGCTTAAGCGTCTTTGCCATCTTCTTCCCCTTTATTATCTTCTAAATCTGTTCCGTCTTCAGCATCTTCTAAACTATCGATGTCTTCATCACTAAAGTCCCAATCCTCTATTCCTAACTCTTTAATTTCATCATCTGATAATTCAATTTCTTCTTCAGGTTGAGCTTCATCTTGTGGCTCAACATCTACTTCAGGCTGTGCTTCAGGTTCTTGCTGAACTTCAATTTCTTGTTCTTGTCCACCTCTAACTTCACCAGCTTCATCTTCTACTTCAACTGTATCTTCAGTACCTACAGGTTTTTCTTCCTGCTCTTGTTCTGTATCAGCTGCAACAACCTCTTCTTCTGGTTGTTCTGTAGTTTCTGGTTCAACTTCTGTTTCTACCTCTTCAGGTGGTTTACCATTAAACATCATACTAGCAACTTCTTGTCTTTTTGCCTGTATTGCATCAACAACTTTTTGTCCTGCAAGATGATCAAAAGCTTTTCCAAATTCAAGTGCATTTTTATCTGCACCAAAATTAATCATATCTTGCACTGTATATTCTGTTTTAGTTTTTACTTCTTCTTCAGCCATAAAATAACTCCATATTAATTGTCATCAGTTGGTTGCTCTTCAGGTTCTTGTTCCTGTCCCTGTGGCTTTTCAGCCGGCATCCCAGTATATTGTTCACGTGATTGTTCATCTTCAATGTCTTTATCAATAGCCTCCATCTCTTCTTCATTTTGATGAAGTACATTTTTTCTAATGTACTTATGAGAGAAGTATTTACCAGTAAAGTCATCCATATCTCTTAATGTTTGTACTCTATCTCTCATAACTTCAGCTTGTTTTAACTCTTCGAAGTAATTATCTCTTGCATAATCAAATGTTATTGCTTGAGAAACTTTTAGCCAATCTTCACTTGTTAAAACATTTTTTAAAATTAATTGTCTTTCTAATAAATTTAAAAATAGATTAGAAAATCTGGAACGAAGTCTGTCAACAAATTTTGAAAACTTAATTTCATCCCTTGTAATCTCAGCAGTTCTTCCAACATTATAAACAGTTGTTGGATCTAATCTTGACATTGGTACAATCAAAGAGTTATATAACTTTCTTTGAAAATATTCAACATCATTTGTTTCACCGAGATTCTGCCCTCCAGGTAATGTAGTAATTTCGGTGCCTCTCCCCCCTTCTCTTCGAGGCAACCAAAAATCTTCGAGCATGGTCATAAATTTACGATCATCTCTTACTTCACCTGTTGATGCATCATAGACTAATTTATTTTTAAACTTAGTCATAATGTCTCGTAGGTATTCTTCAGCCTTCATTTTTGGAAGGTTACCTACATCAATATAAAATATTCTTCTTTCTGGAGCTCTTGATATTCTATAGATAACCATTGAATCTTCAAGCGCTCTTAATTGATTTAAAGGTTTAATCGCTTTATGTAGATATGAAAGAACTAAATCACCTTTAGTACTTAACAATCCACTTGTTGTATGTACGATACTATCTTTTGCAATCTTTAAACCATTTGTTCCAGATCCACCATAGGAACTTGAACCTTTATCTGTAAATCCTTTTTCATTAAAGATATAATATTCTTTTCCAGTTGTTGAAACGGTAAACTGTTGCTTACCTTCCATATTCTTTCTTTTCTTTTCTCGTATCTTTCTTATTTTACGAGGATCAATATATCTTAATTCTTGTATACCCGCTTTAGGATTACTTTCATCGAGTACTACATGATAATATAAACGACCATCGATATACCATTTTCTAAATATATCATACGGTTGTGTGTTAAACTTTAATAACTCAAGAATTGTTTTAAACTCATCTTGAATTGTATTCTTTATTGAATCAGAAAATTCAATATCATCAAGTACAACAGATACTGTATCCTCATCAGGACCAGTTACTATTGACTCATTTACAATATCATCAACAGCACGATCAATATCTGCATGCTCTGCCATTTGACGATATCTTGTCACTAATTCACTTTCAGTCTTTATTGATCCATCTAGATCAACATAGGTACCATATGCACCACCTGACGATATTTCAACTGCTCCATCGTCATGGACTGGAGGAGTGAAGGATACGGCCTTTGCTTCGTCCCTATCCTTCTTCCTTCTAATTTCAAAACCAAATAAACTTGCCATTACAAACCTCTAAAATTATTCATTCTAAATATATATTAACTTCCACCAGCGTTGCCGGTAATACCAGCACTAACTTCCCAATAATCATACTGGAATGTTACGGTGAAAAGTTCAATAGTATCTTGTGAGTTCCAATCGAGTTCAATCGGTGAAACTTCAACTGGATATATACCATCAAAATTATAAGTTCTGATTGGTACTCCAGTTTTAGAATACTGAATAACTTGAGCTTGTGATTTATATAACAATGGTGATGATGCACCAAATCCTCTTAAGTTACCTTGAAAAGAATTTATAGTGTTTGACCACTGCTCCATTGCATTTCTTACTAAGAAGTCTTCGTCATTCATTATGGTTACTGTCCAAACATCAAAGTTTCTGTCTCCAGCAAGTTTGACTTTACGACCAAAGTATCCTACTTCAATAGTTCCTAATGTTGCAGCAGGAATCTGTGCAGCTTGAACCATGAAAGGTGTTTTTAAATCACCTACACTATTAGCAGGATTTTGAATCGTAACTTGGAACAGGGTGGGTCTGGCACCACCTAATGTTAACTGGCTTCTTATTTCATTTACGTTAAATGCCATTAGATTTCTCCCTGTTTAATTAAAACTGTCCTACGACTTCAGAAAATTCGACGCCGGTCCTTACTGCAACAAAGTTCAACTGAATAAAGTTGATTGATTTCGCTGGTTTAATGTAAATATCTCCAATAAACTCATTTCTATCAATAACTTCACCTGTATTATTTGTTTCATCACAGACGACACGGAAGTCATAAATACCTCTTCTACCTTGTACGTCTCTAAGGAATGGTTCGACCAAATTTCTAAACTGAGATCGTGTGAATTCATCGTTAAACTCAAACAGAGTAAATTTAGCAGCTGTTGCAATCGCTTTTTCAAGGACAATGAATAATCTTCTAACATTGATACGATCAAACGCGCTTGGTTTAGAAAGTGCTGTTTTATCACCAAAGAGAAGTGATCCCTGACCTGGGAAAGTAACGACTGGATTGATACCTGCTTTATATAATACATCTCTATTTGCTTTATCTGGATTGTATGCAAGTTTAACGATATTTTTTATCTGACCTCTGTTAAATCCAGCAGGTGAATACCAAGGATCTCGTGTTGTATCTGCTCTAACACAAAGACCTGCAATATCACCATTTAATGGAATATAACGATAAAGGTCATTATACTTGTCATACATATATTTATATCCAGAATCGATAACTGCGTACGATGATGATCTTACTGAATTTCTGAATGTAACTGAATCAGCTGATTCATCTTTACCTGCATTTTGAACGACGTCTGCTCTTTCAGGTGAAAGGAATACAACACAATCTTTTCTAACTGAAGCAATATTATCAATGAGATAGTTAGCAAGTTGCTCACCATTTGTACCACCTCTTGATTTTCCAGTTAGTAAAAGTGAAATGTCAATATCCTCTGCTGATGAGAATTTATCATAAGCAGCAGTAACTCTACCAATTGCAAGAGATGATTCATTATCTCCATCAGATCCTTGTATAAAGGAAAGTGTCATTGGTGTAGTTGTAGTTGCACTAGTGAGTGTTAAACCTGTATTTGATACAGCGTTTGTTCTATCTCCAGCCCACCATGTCCATTGAGAATTATCATTGATAACAGTCTTATAGTAATTTGTAGTACCATCATCATTCTTTGCATCAGTAGCTCTTGAAACTCCAGAATATGTTTCTAAAACAGTTCCAGGAACTCCAGTAATGTTACCATCTTCGTCTGCAATTACGACATGTACTTCGTCATTTGCTGATGTGTTACCAAAATTACCCATCCAAGTTGATTGACCTGGTCTAGTATCAAATGTGTTATAATATTCCCAATAACGTGCAACAGTATTTGATTCAAAGTCTGCTGATAATTGGAAAACTTCATCAAATGTTAAGTCAACTGATGTTGAACCAGTGTTAACACCTGAATTATTTACTGTAACAGCACTTCCTTTTGAGGTTAACTTAAGATATTGTTTACCAAAAGTTGAATTTCCAACTTCAAATAAATCACCGATAGTTAACTTACCTAAAACTGCTGTAGTAATTCCACCTGTTATTGAACCGTCTGCATCAGTAACAGCATTTGCTATTGTTACTGTAGCTGTGTTTGAACCTACTGTAAAAGCAATCTTTGTGTTTGCTATATCAGCAGATGTGTTTGATCCATCATAGGATCTTAAGTCAACGTTTGATTGATATTGATTAGCTGCATCACAAACAGAAACTTTTAAGCTATTACCTAAAGCTCCTGGAAATCTTGCAACATAATGAACATCAGATTCAAATGTTGATAGTTTTGTATCATAATCATCTTCATTTAATACAATATGTACTAAGTTAGATGATATTGTCCCTGTATTAGCCATAGCGGTTAATACACCATTTGATCCAGCACCATCTGTTGTATTTGCTGCTCTACTTACATATAGTTTATTACCATATGATAAGAAGCTTGCAGCAGTAAAGAATGTTTCTGGATTGTGATTAGTTGGTTTCCCAAATCTACTAACTAATTCATCTTCGCTGCTAATCAAAACTGCTTTGTCCAAAGGTCCCCATCTAAATACTCCACCAATGGCTCCTTCTGTTGTTGATACTGCAGGTACGACTGTAGTTAAATCAATTTCGGAAACGTTTACTCCTGGGCTGACTTGAAAAGGCATCTTATTCCCCCTAAAATATTACGTTAACGAACTTACAATTGTTCATTTTATTTATTCTTCTACGAACTTTATTGTGAAGATAACGAATTATCGAACTCTTTTTCACTTAATGTTACTACTTTTTCATCTGGTTGCCCATTATCTATGATGCCAAATGGAGTTAAATTTTGTTCTATATCTTCGATTTGATTCTTGTATATTATTTCTCTTATATTTGTATTTGTTAAATCTCTAAAATACGCCTGTGTTGTTAACCATGCAAATAAAACTAAAGTCATCACTAAATCATCATGATATCCATCATCTGCACGATATGACCCTCTTGATTCTATAAATGTAGATATTTCTGCTATAATTTCTGCATCTTTTATTATTAATTTGTTCTCTTCAACAAGTGTTTTTAAGTTATGGCAACCAATTCTTTTGACTTTTGCATCTGTTACTACACCAAGTCTTGATTTACCAACTCCACCAAAACCTCCTCCAACGACTTGACCTTTACTCGTCTTACTTACAAATAAAATATTTTCATATTCAAGTTCATTGTAAAGAATATGTGCTACCTGTTCTGAAGAATTAATCTCTAATAAAACCCATGCTTCATTATAGTTCTTAGCTACTGAATCAATAATATTTGGATATAATAAAGGACTAATAAGATTGTTACGATACTTTGCAACAACTTCATATGGTGCCTTTGTTACATCTATTACTGTAAAAGCTGAATAATCACCACCCACACCTTTGGACACATCTGCAATAATCACATAAGTGTTTCCTTTTTTCGGTGGTTGATGAATATCTAACCCATCTTTTTGATATTGTGGACTTACATATGACATTTTTCCAATACAATCTGCATGAATAAGTGTCAATGAAGATCCTAAAAATTTACACAATACCTCTTGATTATATTTTAATTCACCTAACTGTCTTCTTTGTTCGTCTGCCCATTTTTCATCTCTACCAGGTATCTTAGAGTAA